ATTGTATTATAGGACATTAAGCAGCAAAACAAGCGTAACTATCTGATTCCGAAGTACCATAGCCCCAAGCCTGCCGCTGGGCTGGTGCTGGCCTGCTCCTGCGCAGGGGCTGGGTAGCTACTGCCTTGCTCCTTGCTCGATTTTTCGCCGTAAAATAGTGTTATTTAGTGTTTTTGCAGTATATTTGCAACGTTTCCGGGGAGAAATCCGGGAACGCTTGTAAAAGCGTATAGGAATCCGCATTTGAAAATCGCCAATTTTCCAAAACGAAAGGATAAACCTATTAACGCCTGCTTGCTGTATATCATTCTTCGATATATCGCTAAGCGTGGGTTATGGTTTACTTTCGTAAGGTGTTTGGCGATACCTCAAATGCGTAGACCGATAAGGCCCACGCTTTTTTATTTGTGTAACGCCTGTTCGGGTTCTTGGGGCGCAAATTTTACGACTATGCAAATAGAAGAACTATTAGCCCTATTAACACTTGCGGCAGCCTTCCTGCAAATTATCCTATTCTTCAAGTTGTGGATAATGACGAATGACGTTAAAAAACTACGCGAAATTTGCGGATATTCGAATAAGTCTAACTTCAACTTTGAAATACGCAAATTACTTGCTTCGGGAAGCAAAGAGAAAGCAAAAGAAATGTTATTAAATCGCTTCTACGATAGTATTTCCGAACTCAATTATTCGGGGTTGGATAAGTCGGAAAACAACTACGACCAAATAACGAAAAACATAGACGCGGATTTTTTGAAGTTGAAAGAAAGGCTTGCTAATGACCTTTCAAAGATAGGCGAGCAACTACCGGAAAATATTAAGCAAATGAAATCCGGGAATGATTTTTACGAACTGTTTAACTAAATATCTTATGAAACACTTTTGCCTGTTATGTGCGCTCTTTCTGTTGGTAGGGTGTTCCAAAGATGAAGACCCCGGAAGAAGCTATACCAAACAACAAGAAAAAGCCTTATCCGTGTTTAACGGAACTTGGGCCGATACTCAATTTTCCAACCTTGGCGACTATCTCGGTGCCGAACTCCAACCCAACCCGGATAAAATTATATTCGGCACTCAGAACAACAAGCCCGTAGAAATCTACGAAAACGACTTTATCGACGGCGAACGCTTGCTTTTCTCTGCCTTCGGCGAATTGGTTTACCATAGCGAGGGGTACGAAGACGTACCGTGTTTTTATTGGCTCTCTAACGCGGCCGATGAACTACGCCTATACCGGACTTCCACCAAGAAGCTATACAAGAAATTCGCGCTTTCGATAAAAAGCGATACGAAAATGAACCTTCACGACCCCGATTTGTCGCTACCGTACATTTTCGTAAAACAATAGCCGGACAGAAACGGCCCTATTTCCGTTTATCTCCTTTGTCGGGTACCGGTCTATATCCCTACGGAATTGAAGGCCACAAAATCGAAATTCGGGAAAAATAAGGAAGGAGTAGCACCGCGCTACTCCTTCTTTTCGTCTGTATCGTCGTCTTCCGCCATTGCGTCGGTTTCTGCCTGCCAACGGTCAATAGCGGCCGCGTTCCGCTCGTAAAACTTTTGCCGCTCTGCTTCCGGGGTATTCGCCCAATCCTTTATAGCCTGTGTAAACGGGTTCTTCGGGTCAAGGGCTTTTAATTTCTCTTCGTCTGTCATAATTCCCGCATTTTAACGTAAATAGTGCCGAACAAATCCGTATCGGTGCTTACTATCTTAAACTTGGTACCGTTAGTAAATAATACTTCCTGCTGGTCTTCGGTAGCAAATTTACCGTTAAATTCCGAAATATCGGATATGTCGCGGCCGTTTTTGCTCTGAATCTCAAAAAGTACCCGTACTTCCGACTTCTTCAAATCCCGATAGCTGGCAAATCGCCAAGCTACGGCCGGGGTCTTCGTTGATGAAGTGAAAATAGCGTGTTTTATTTCGTCCCTGCCAGCGTAAAGGCGTTCGTAATCCTTCCGCTTCATAATCGCGCCTCGGTAGACGGTTCCCCGATACTTCGGCAATTCTTCCAACGCCTTAGCCATAAGGGAAGCCGAAGCCTTGTTAAAGTCGGTAAGGGTGCCTTTATCCAACTGCTTATTAAGCTGCCGGTAGTTCCCGCCTTGCTGGGTGTAGTGATGAAGGGCCGCAAGTTCTGTATTCTGAATATCCGGGTAAAGCGTACTAAGCAATTGCGTTGCCCGTTCCATTGCTTCGGCTGTGCTTCTTGCTCTCGTAAACTTCCGTTCTTCGGCGGTGTAGGTGTTTACCGGCAACGTGCCTATACTTTTACGGTTATCCCGAACAAAGTACGGTAAGGTCTTCCAACCTTTCGAGCGTTCCTCGTTTTTGGCTATCCAATCGGTTAGGGCTTTCGGAACCTGCGTTACGGTGCGCAGGGGGTTCGGTTTCCAATCCTTCAACTTTCCGGCCTTACGTGCCCTTATTCGTTCCCTAAAATCGCTTTCCGAAATAAAGATAGGCACCATTTCGCAACGGCAATGCGGATGCCAACCCGTCCAAAGGAAAGTTTTAGGGTATCGACCGGCTAATACGTCGCAAATATCGTATAAGGTTCGTAATTTACCGTTAATTACTACCGTATGGTTATTGCTCAACCGAATTTCGTACCCGATAATAAGGGGGTTATTTTGGTAGCTTTCCCACTCTGCACGGCGGTAGGCGGCGTTCATTTCGGTAACGGCAAGGCGGCGGGCGTTCTTGTACGCCGACCTATATACACCTTGGCCGGGGTGGTACTGTTTCGCCGCTTGGCTTAATTCAAGTTCCCCGGTTTCCTTGTTGCGAACCCGTCTATAAAGCGCGTCGGGATTGTTCAAGTACCCGCGAAGGCTACGGCTTACTTCTTCCGGGCTTTTCCCTTCAAGTATGCCGTTTTGTATGATAATTTCAAGTTCTTGTTTCGCCTTCGCCGTCAAATTCCAAACACGGGTAGATAGGTTCATACCCTCGCGGCTGGCATTGGCGTAGGCATGGCCCGTTGCTCCTTTGGCCCGGTGTGCCTTTACTGCCTGTTCGCAAATGTCGGTAGTTTCTTTCCGCCGCGTCGAAGTCTTCCCGAATACTTCTAACACCTGTTCCTTTACCCGTGCTTCTCCTTTGTCCCAACTTCCTATAATTCCGTTCTTGGTAATAAGGGCTGTTTTGCTGCTAAGGTCTTTTAGGTACCGGTCTAACTTGCGTTCGGCGGCCGGGTTCCCTTTCCAGGTAAAAGAAGCCCCCGATTCTATCGCTTTCCTAACCTCGGTAAGTTTTAGGGCCGCGTGATAGGTATTGCCAAACAAGGCGTAAAGTTGCTTTTCTACGCTTGCTATATATTTTATAACTTCTTGCCTTTTATCCATTACGCCCTAAGTTCTTCTATTGCAATTTGGATATACTTACTTAAAATTGCGTTTAACTCGCTGCAAGGGCCGCTAATTACGTCGTACCCCTTGCTTTCAACGTATAGGGCATAATCGGCGGCGGCAACGATAACCGCTACTATGTCGTTCGGGTATTGTGCTGCCGCTTCTTCCGCCATACGCTTACCTTTTTCTACGCCTTCGCTTCCTTTCTCCCCGCCGGTAGAACCGAAACTTTCCGCTACCTTTTCGCCGTGATTGTAGATAACAAAGCCAATCGACGAACGTAATAGGTGCGTTCGGTCTTTGTAAGTGTTCAATAGTTTAGCGTTCTGCGTAACCTCTAAACAAGCCATTTGCATAGCGTCTACAACGGTGGCAGTTATGATGTCTACCGCTTCGTAAACGCCTGCAAATAGCTTATCTATGTCGAATTTTGCTACTATGTTACCCATATCTTAATTAGATACTTGGTTAGTAGTTATACGGTGGGTTCGTAAATAGACGAATAGGAAGCCGCGCTTTCTTCGGCTTCTATCTGTTCTATCTCTGCGTCCGTGTCGTTTACCCAGCCCAACTGTTGTACGGCCGTCTTCCGCGAACAAATAGCCTTCTGACCGGTGGCCGAAAGAAGAAGGTTTACGTTCGCGGCTTCGTCCTCAATCATAAACGGCACTATTTCGGGTTCGATAATAAGGCTACCGCAAGCGTCTACAAAAGCCTTATCCTTGGCGTTCATTTGTGCTAAAAACGCCTGTATTACGCTTAATCGACGCTGTAAATAATCGTCGAACACCTCGCATTTGTCCTGTACTTTTAGGTGCGCGTCCATAAATAGCAACTTCAAGGCTACACCCGAAACGGCCCCGATACCCTTTACCGAATCGAAAGCAATATCCGGCGTTTGCGTAATGGTGTAAATCATACGCAAAAGGGTTTCTATCTCTAATTTGACGCTTTCGGGGGCTTGCGCCCAGCTTAGATATTGTGCGGTCGCGCCTTCTTCGCCCTCGATAACGGCCCCGCTTTCGCCCTTCTTGGCCCAACCCAAAATAGTACCCGTAGTAAAGATTTTCGGGCTTGCGTGGTAGTCGTTGGTATCGGCGAAGTTAGAAAGCAACTTTTCCAAGCGGTCTATAAGGTTCTGCACGTCTTCCCATTCTACGG